CTACAAACTGAACAACGTCATTGGCGTTGCTGAGAGTGATAGCGGAAATGTAAGGACCAGACCCAGAGGTGCTGATCGACCCGATTTTGCCGATGGAGCCCGTTCCAGAGCGGAACAGGGAGCTTGCGACAGAGTTGGTGATCGAGCGGATAGCTCCGTCGATAACGAGCTTTGCGCCTTCCAAGAAAGCCATTTTGTCAGTCTTAGAAGCAAGCATGGTTTGGTTGTCGATGGTGGCAATTGAGTAATCCGCTACGCGAGTCAGCAAGAAAGACTCAATTTGCACCGGGCTTTGGTTGCCTTGGGCGTTCGAGAAAGTGCTAGAACGGCCCTGGGACGCGCCAGTGATGATTGGTACTGGCTTGTATTTACCACCAAAATCGGTGTTTTTCTTGACCATAGCAAGAAAAGGGTTGTCAGCGTAAACGAGGTTTTCGACCACCTGGCCGTCATAAAGTTCTTTGAGCGCAGCGTTCATTGCGCTCAGGTCTAAGTATTGAGACATGAGTAGGGTTATCCTTTTAAGTTTTGGTTGTGAGCGTCACTCGCCCGAATTTTCTTCACAATGTTGCCAATTCGCATTAAATGGCCGTCAATGGATAACCGCTAGGTGCTAAGGTAGGCACCGACCCTGACATTGCTAATGAGATTACTGTGGGGAGGTTTGGCCAACCATGGCCGCCACCCCCCCAAGGCTATGTAGTGTCAATTAAAAGTTGTCATGTGCCTGACAATTTTGCAAGGGCTCTTTGGATGCGTTCCTGTTCGGTCTTTGGGGGTAAGAAGCTCGGGGACGCGCTCGACGCTGCAATAGTGTTGTTCAGAGTCGGGCTCGGCCCCTTGCTTGCTTGTGGTTGCGGCTCGTCCTTTTTAGGAGCGAGTTTGCTTTGGAATTTCTTAGTTTTAGTGATGGTGGACTCAATTTGCTCCTCAAGGTACCCCTCGACAAGCTCGGAGGCCTTTTCAATCGTCATGATTTTGCCGGTATTGTTGAAATACTCCTCGATGGTATCAAACACCAACCCATTGGCTTCGTGGAGGTTAATGAGCTCAAACTTTTCAGAGTTAGTGGTAATATATTCATTTACCTTGCCCTTAAAGGCTTCAATGGTCGCCTCGTATTCCTTATGGGCGGCCTCCTGGGCGGCTTTCTCCTTGGCAAGCTCGCGTTCCTCTTGCTCGCGCCGAAACGCCTCTAATTGGCTTTTTACGCTATTGATTTCCTGTTCTGGGGTCGGCTTTTCGCCATTCAGGACAAAATTAACCAAGTCATCGTATTTGATGCCCATGGCTTCAAGGGCCTTGAGCGGGTTTTGCTTTGCCTCAGTGCGGTATTTGTTAAACTCTTCGAGCTCTTTGCGGGCTCGGTCAATTTCAATTCTTTCCGCTTTCAATTTGGCCTGGGCCATTTGGGCGGCTTTGGCCTTTTTGGCGAGGGCGGCAAACTTAGGAGCTAACGCCGGCTCCTCGTCTTTTGCGGGTAACGGCTCGTCTTTTGCCGGCTCGGGTGTTGGCTCTTTTACTGGAATCGGGTTTTCATGTGCCGGGATATTCAGTAATGCCTCATCGCTCATTGGTTTCGCTCCTTTTTCTTGAGTTGTTTCTTAAACTCTTTAGCATCCTTTTCGATTTGTTTCTTGATTATGTCATTGTAATGCCGACACACAAACAAAAACCCATGATAGGAATTGCACACATCACACCGACGCAAGGCTCCGTACACCTCGCCGTGGTTCGGATCTTTCACGCAACCCCCGGAACATTAGGAATCAAATCACTGACCGGCGGGGCTGCGGGTGCGGCTTGTGGAGCACCCATCCCCATTTCAGGTGCGGGCGGCATAGATTTTTGCATAAGGACCAAAACCTGATCGTTGAACCGGCGCAGGAGCTCAAGTTTGTCCTCTTCGACCCCTTGGAGCTTGGCCCGAGTGTAGTATTCCAAGGAAAGCTCTTGAGCGAGCCCCAGGTCATCAAACGGGTCTGGAGGGGTAAACTCCCCGTCGTCCACAATCTTCTCAAGGATTTGGTGTAGGTAATCCTCCTGGGAATTGGCAAGGTCCTCAATTTGATCTAGGTCTGGGAAATCAAGCAAGCGGCGACCGGCCCGCGGGCTAATGATTCCGGCTTGCATATACTCTTGCACTGTTTGCAACCGCCCCTCGGGAGTGTTCGGAAGCGAGCTCACCGGGAACATTTGCATCACATAATCGTCCTCATGGAGGTCAATCTGACCCCAATCAATAGATTCAATGAATTTCTTGCCTGGGACCTTAACCTCGTATGACCCCTCACGGGTGTAAATTTCCTTGGCACACCCAATGGCGATTTTAGCCAGGTCAAGAAACAGCTTCTCGTAGGATTTGCCAATGGTGTTGAACCGGTCAGATTCAATGTCATTGTATTCGCGGAGTGCCTTACCTGAGTTGAGGCCCGCTGGCTTGGTAGATGCGGCAGAAAGCTGTGATACCCCCACTTGCTCGTATGCTAGTTGCTTGAGCCGCTCAAACTGAGAGTAATACTCGGCAGGAACAATCGGCGGTACCACATATTCGGGCTTGGTGCCGTTGTAGTGGATAATGGAGCCAATGTCATTGTTGAGCTTTTCGGTTACGATCGACGATCCGTTTTCAATCAGGACCTTAAATGTCCCCGACAGGTGCATCGAGCGTTGGATGATCCAAAGGATTTTATTGATCTCAAGTTGGATATTCTGGAGTTGCTCGGCAGCCCCCTGACCCCACCACCCGTACATACGCGGACACCATGACATTTTAGCAAATGGGAAATAGTCCTTGGTGTACTCCTCTTCGAACAGGTTTGCAGTTGTAATGTTTATGGTGTGGAGTCCGTCCGTTGCCTCGGGACCCGACGGGAGGTGCCAGGATTCGACCACTGTGATCTGATCTGCCACATTTTGATAAGTTCCGACGAGATCGGAGGAGGCCCCAGAGCAATTTCTAATCGCGTCAGCTTTCTCAGGAAAAAGATTAAGTAGCACTTGGCGGTCCACATTCTTAACACGATGTAATTGGCGGGGCTTACCATAAAACGATTCCACCCAATCGACGTACATTTCAGAGGGTAAAACGCGCTCAAAGGCAACACGCCCATAATGCTCAAACACATGAATAAAACCATCACCAAAAACAGCAGCGTCGCGGAATACAAGAGTGCCAAGATCGTAAGCATGATTTTCGTAAAAAAGGCCGTCGATAAATTTGTTTAGTTTTTTGGCTTTCCGTTGGATTTTGTAGTCACCGCCGGAAGTAAGGAAAAGAGGCCGCGGTTTGTTTTTAGCAATCTTTGCAACAACAGTATCAACGGCCGATTGAACGACGTTATAGGTGATGCGGTCTTTAAGGGCGTTCTGGACGGAAGTAATCTTTGCATAAGATAGGCCATTAAGGCCCATGATGTTCGTGTTGCCATAAAGCCTTGTCGAGATTTGGTATTGGGTTTCGCGCTTGGAATCGTATTGGGATAGTGCCTTGACGATTTTTGCTACCGCTTGGTGGCGTTCGGACTTATCACAAGCCCACCATGCTTTATCGGACGCTTGGTAGGCATCGGCCCCTTGTGCGCTCAGTGTTGCGTAGTCGATCTTTTGCATTATGGGGTCCTCCGTTGCTCGACCAGTTCATCAAAGTAAGGGGTCGAGTAAAGCAGCATTTCATCCTCGGTCGGCTTGTAATCCTGACCAATGCCGTCGGTTGTAATTGCCTCACCCACCATTTTTGGGTGCTCAATCTCAACCTCGAAGTCCCCGAGTTTTAGCCGCTTGATGCCATGAGATTTGGCGAACATTACAAGGTCCTTAGCCTGGTCCGGTGTCATTGCCTTAATTCCATCCCATGTCCTGCCATAAGTCCACCTCTTTTTGCTTGCGTATGGCCTCTTCGGCCTCCTGAATCATCCGCTCCTCTTCGGCTTTGTACCATTCCTTTGATCCAACAATGACCTTTACCGGCTCGGGCTTGTAAAGGTAGTGGAGCGATTCCCGGAAAGCATAAAGCACGGCATCGGTAATATCGGAGTGGTATTTGTCGCTAATCTTTTCAAACTTTTTGCCCTCCTCCCATTCCACCTTGAGGCAATCCTCGGCAAAGCGAGTGGTGTTCTTAGCCATGAACCGCTTGGTTCGTAGGGCATCGTTAAGAAGCTCAATAAACTCGACCTTGCGGGATTTTTCAGCAGCCTGGACCGGGAGTCCACGCCGGCGTTGAAGCTCCTCGGCAATCTTTTTGCCCAGGCCCCCGGTATCCATGACAGTCTTCAGGGGTTTGTACTTTGTTATGCGCTTCTCAATTTCCTCGGCCAAAGTAGTAATGTCAGCTTTTTCCATGACAAACTCCTCGATAAGGTAGGACTCCTTGAGCTTGTCATTCCATCCAATGACGGCGATTGCATCCGCGTCATGGTATCCAATATCGACCCCGATGACAAATTTCCAAGTGCCGTCAACGTCGGGGGTGCGGGCGTAGTGGTTGATAAGCGGGTCATATTTGAACACTAGGGAGTCTGAATCGGTCACCCATTGACCAAACACCTCGCGCCGGATGGTTGGGTCATCAATGGTGAGGCCGGTCCGGGCTAAGTCCTCTTGCAATACCTGTTCATGGGTTTGGCCGGACTTGATTGCAATGTGCGGGTTTTGAAAAAACGTCCAGGCATGGTGCGACCAGTTAGGGGAGTGCGCGGACTCGTAAAAATACCCCGCGGGCACCGGACCTGGGGTGCCAATCAGGCAAAGCGTCCCGGCATAATCGAAGAGGGCTTTTGACAGGACCTCATCCACTAGGTTTTGAAGGTATGCCCGGAATGACTGGCACTCGTCGATATACACCTTTTTAAGGGCAAGCCCCCTGAATTTCTCAATTTCGGTCTTATCCTTGGCTCCTGACAGGTAAATGATCGAGCCGTTGATAAAGTGCATGGAAAGCTCAGTCTCGTTGGTGTGAGCCATGAGCTTGTATTGCTCGTTAATGTTTAGGAGCTCGGGCCAGAGGATCCGCTTTGCGTTGGCTCGGGACAGGGTGATGTAAAGGTTTTTGGATTTTGGGAATCGTAGGGCGGTATCAATCAGGTCGGCCGCGCAAGCAATGGTTTTGCCGGATCGGCGCGAGCAAACCGCAGTCTTAAAGCGGGCCTTGTCTTGAATAAATTTAAGCTGTTCAGGAAAGCAGAACTGGGCCACGTCAAACCGCTTGGCCTGACGGGCCACAATTGCTTGAAGTAAAATTTCAGGCTTTATGTCAGTCTCGTTCAAAGGTCACATCAATGATATTGCTCGAATAAACAAACTTATAGGTGTTTGAGCCTTTAATCAGGATCCCATAGGGGAAAAATTCAATGTCACAATTGTGGCGGGCTGAATCCACCGACGTTAAAACAGTGTTTAGGGCATGGACTCCGGTATGAAACCGGGCTGCAATTGCTTTTCTTTCAGGCGTTCCTTCAGACTTAGGGGGTCTTCCCATGGCTTTCTCCTTTAGATTCGATAGGGGTCATAGTTGATGTTTGGGAGCTTTGATAAGAGATCCTCAATATCAAAGGTCCAGTGCGTAAAATAGTTGGCATCCATCAGGCCGGCCTTTTTAATCAGGTGGCGACCAATGCCCATTTTGCGGAAGGCGGGTTTGACGTACACAAAATGGAGCACGTCCCCGTCTTGTGTCTTTTCACCTACCACAAATCCCAGGATAACGTCGGGCTCACCCTCGGGGTGTGCAATCATGGCAACCGATGTATCGGCTGACAGAGCTCGCTCGACGATTAGGTGGTGCCATTTGTAAAAAATGGAGTTGCGGATCCGCTTTGCGAAATAAGAGCGATTTTTGTAATGGCGCAGCCATGAGCTAAACACAAAAGGCTTGTCTGAATCACTTACTTTTCTTATTTGAATCGCCGTCATAGTCTTTAATGGTTTCCTGGGCCATTTTCACAAGCTCGTCATAGGGGAGCTTAGATAGGCTTTTTAGTTGGTCCTCATCGTCCTTTTCATGGGCCTTGGCAATCGCCAATAGGCTAGAGGAGTACCGGGCTAGGTCCTGGGATGCGTAGTTGTCGAGTTTGCCCTGAATTACGAGGTTTTGAATGTGGTTAAGGTCAAGGGCAATGAGAGATAGGGCTTGGTCTAGTAATCGCTTAGGGTTCTCGTTCACAAAATCCATTTAACCATAAGTTTGCATAATGTCAAACGGGGTCACCTTATTAGTATCAATAACGTGAAATTGTAATAAAAATATGCTAATTTTTTGCTATGCAAACACAATACGCCAGTAAGGCATTTCGATATACTGTACTTAATTCGGTTGATGATCCGATGGACTTCTATTCATGGTCGGATCTTAAAAGAGAGGTGTTGACCTGGACCGGCGTGGAGTCCACGCTCCGGGCTTGGTTTTTTGAAGTGTACGAGGGCTCAGGCTACGGATTCCGCGAGGAGTATGACTTTATGCTTTTCGTGGATGAGCGGCTTGAGTCTGTTTTGGAACATTTGGGCTACGGCTCAATTAACAAGGAGCAATTACAATGAATTTCAGCGATTATCAGTCTTTACCAGGGATCAACGCCTCTTTACTCAAAGCCTGTGCCAAGTCGGCCTATGACGGGTTTCAATACCTGCACAATCCGATTGAACCCACCGATGCCATGCGCTTTGGCACCGCCCTCCATGCCTATTTCCTTGAGCGCGAAACCTTTGACCAGTGTTTTGCGGTTAGCCCCAAGTTCGACCGCCGGACTAAAGAGGGCAAGTCGGGGTTTGAGGCGTTCACCGCCCAACACCGGGGCAAGGAAATCATCGACCAGGAGGACATGGATCTGATTTTGGCGTTGAGCCGGTCGGCGAGTCAATTTGGTGAGCTTGAAACCTTTTTTCGTGATCCTGATACCGAGCGCGAAGTCACCATCAAGGGTGAGTGCGATGATACCGCAATCAAGGGCCGGCTTGACGCGCTTAACAGGGTGTCGGGCATTATCCTCGACGTTAAGACCACCAAAAACGCCGATGAGCGATCTTTTGGCAGGGATTTCATTTCCTTTGGGTACGATATTCAGCTTTACCACTATGCCAAGCTAGTTGGCAGACCCGGCGAGGATTGGAATAAGGTTTTGGTGTTGGCTTGCGAAACTTCAACCGGTCAATCGGCCCTATACAACGTGACTGAGTTTGTTTGCCGTCATGAGGCGGCTGACAGGTACCACCAAGCCCTTGAGACGGCTCAATCCGTTCTCAGGATGAAAGAGGCACCGCCTAAGTACGGCACAAAAACAAAAGTCCTGACCCTTCCGGCTTGGGCATAAGGAGCATATATGAATAAAAGCGAATCAATCGGTAATTTGGCAAAAGCCCTGGGAGCGGCCCAAATGGAAATGAATGGGGCGTACAAGGACAGCAAAAACCCGTTCTTTAAGTCGAACTATGCGGATCTAAAACAGGTCATGCAAGTTTTCCAAACCTACTATGCCCCCAAAGGGCTCGCGGTCAGTCAGCTTGTGGGCCAGGATTGCATCGAAACGATCCTCATGCACGAGTCTGGGCAATGGGTAAGCTCGTCATGTGCGCTTCCGGTAGCCAAGCAAAACGACCCACAAGCCATGGGCAGCTCGATTAGCTACATGAGGCGGTATAGCCTATCGTCCATCCTCGGGGTGTACCAGACCGACGATGACGGGGAATCAGCCATGGATAGGCCCCAACCCACCCAATCAGCCATTGCGCCTAAAATCGAAAATAAGACCGCACAACCGGCGGTAGCACCCTTACCCCTAACCGGTGATCCCGGTGCGCTTAAAATCGGTTTTGGGAAGTATAAAGGCAAATCCATTGGCGAGGTACCAAAGCAAGAGCTCAAAGACTACGTTTTGTACCTTGAAGATCAAAGCAAACTCAAAGAAGTGCCTATCGAGGGCCAGATCAAAGAGTTTGTCGTTGCAGCCCGAGCGTTTGCCGGGATGTAATGCTTTCGGGCGTTCGCCCATTCCAACCGGCCATTTTGGCCAGGTCATCCGACCGACCCCTGGGGCTTCCGTCTCAGGGGTTTTTTATTTTCTAAACAAAAAAATCAAACAGGCCCCTTTAATTTATTTTGTTATCTTATCTTGTTAGGGTGACACCCATGTCACCTCTAGGAGTGACACCCATGTCACCACCCTAGTGACACCCATGTCACCCCCCCTTTTTGTTTAATAATTTTTGTCTAGGGAAGTAAACGCTCGTGGCGTTCGGCCTAATTTCGCGCCAAATCAATTCCTTTTTTTCAAGGGACTGAACAATGCGAATAATTTGACGGCGAGACAATCCCGCTTTGTCGGCTAGGGTTTCAAGTGACGGAAAAGCGTTTGGCAAATGGTGATACAACACCGCCAAAACTTTGAACTCCGATGGGGTGGTATCAAACTGAAAAATTATGTTAGGAATTTTGGTGAAACCATTGCGGGCCTCACCCTTTGGTGCTAGGGTGTGTTTATTCGACATTGCAACGATGGTAGTACATCGGCCCCTTGGTTCACGCCAAGGGGTTTTTTATTTTCAAGCGTCAAGCAAATATCGCTTGCCGGAAAATTTTGCCGGTGTAGAGTGGCGAAAAAGGAGCACACATGAGTAACAATACATTTCAATTCATCGGCAACCTTGTGAATGATGCCGAAACCAAAACAACCCAGTCCAACCTTCAAATTTTGAATTTTCGGTTAGCGGTATCCGACGGGTACGGCGAAAAGAAGTTTACCGATTATCACACAATTAAGGCTTTTGGAAAAACGGCCGAATACAACACCGCGCTTGCCAAGGGCGACAGGGTGATGGTGGCGGGCCGGGTAAAGAGTAATTCCTACGAAAAAGACGGCAAAAAGATTTATAGCACTGACCTTGTGGCAGATCGTATCTATCGTATCGCTAAGGTTGATTCTGAGGTTGATCCTCGCGTAGCCAACATGGGTCGGCAAATGGACGCAGCCAGGCCGGTTGCGCAGTTTGAGTCTTTCAAATCCACCCTCATTGATGACGACACCATTCCGTTTTAATTGAGGGCAAAATGAAAACAAACGATCTTGCCGTATTGGACGGAGTTCCAGAGAGTAAGGCCGATCTTATCGAGGCCCACTTGCTCCCGGGCTATTCTTTCAAGTACACCAAGTTTGCCATCCCGGCCAATATCCAGGGCCAGATCAATTGCATTCATTCTGTTATGATGCAGCTTAATGACCGCCTGGACGGAGACGACCGCAAGCTTTGTTCGCTTGCCGGTATGTACCTAGAGGCGCTTGAAGAGGATCTCAAAAACTACCGCATTGAGGCGCAAGAATTGAATCTATGAAATACCGGTTTTTCTTAAAGCTACCGGGGCTCCCCAAGTTAAACAACACGCATTACACAAATTGGAGAGTCGCGGCAGCCGAAAGAAAAAAGTGGAGGAGGGCGGCCATGCTATTAGCATCCCCCCAAAGGCCTCCCTCCCCACTTAAATTTTGTTCCATTACCTGCACCCGGTACGCGTATGGAAAAAAGCCCGATTTTGACAACCTTGTCATCAGCTTCAAAAGTGTGATTGATGGGCTAAAGGACGCGGGCATTATTATTGATGATAGTAGTGATTGCATATTAGAAAGACGCTATAATCACGAAAAAGCGCCGGCCAAAAAAGGTTGGATTGAAGTGATTGTGGAGGAGCTATGAGAGTTGTTTCTTGGTTTAGTTGTGGCGCGGCATCGGCGGTTGCCACAAAAAAGGCCCTGGACCAATACGGAAAAGAAAACTTTGTCGTCGCGTCTTGTGTTGTTGAAAATGAACATCCCGATAACGAAAGATTTTTGCAGGATTGCGAAAAGTGGTTTGGAGTGGAAATCATTAGGTTGCGGTCTCAAAAATATAAAGACTGTTGGGAAGTTTGGGAAAAAAACAGGTATTTGGCCGGAATCGCCGGCGCAAAATGCACAACAGAAATGAAAAAAATTGTGCGCCAAAAGTTTCAAAAAATATCCGATGTGCAAATCTTTGGATTTACCGCGGAGGAGCAAAAGCGGGCCAAAAGGTTTATGGAAAACAACCCCGAGGTGGATTTAAGGACGCCATTGATTGACCTGGGGCTTACCAAAAAAGACTGTTTTATTGAGATTCAGAAAGCGGGCATTGAGCTTCCGGCCATGTATCGCCTTGGATACAACAACAACAATTGTATTGGTTGTGTAAAGGGTGGCGCCGGATATTGGAATAAAATCAGAAAAGATTTTCCAGAGGTGTTTGAGAGAATGGCCAAGCTAGAGCGCAGCATTGGTGCCAGGCTTACCAAGCACAAAAACAAACGAGTTTTTTTAGATGAGTTGCCGCCAGACGCGGGCAAAAACCAAAAAGAGCCCGACATGGAGTGCGGTCTTTGGTGCGGAAATCAACCGGGGTAATTATGAGCGAACAAAAACCACCCGTAAAAGAACAACAACCAGAACCAAAGCACGATCCGTCTTGCCTGGGATATATTTGCACCTGTTTTGGAGGCAAAAAATGAAAATTATTAGTCTTGGCGCTGGAGTACAATCAACCGCCCTTTTAATTATGTCTGACCGCGGAGACATAGAGCGAGCCGACTACGCAATTTTTGCTGACACCGGCGCGGAGCCAAAAGCCGTTTATGAGTGGCTTGATTTTATTGAAACGCAAGTTTCAATCCCAATTATCAGGACGGCCAAAGGCAACATTTATAACGACATTATGTCTGGAGACAGATTCGCTTCAATACCATTTTTCACCCAAGCGGCCGACGGATCAGAAGGCATGGGCCAACGACAGTGTACTTTTGAGTACAAAATTCAACCGATTCAAAAAAAAACAAGAGAACTATTAGGTTTAAGGCCCAGGCAACGGGCCGGAGCACAATCTGTGGAAATGCTTATCGGGATTAGCATAGATGAGGCGCACCGAATGAAACCGGCTCGAGATAAATGGATCAAAAACAGGTGGCCGCTTGTCGAAAAAAGAATGAGCCGCGGCGATTGTATTAAATATGTTGAAAAGGCAATTGGAAAAACTCCCCCAAGATCATCATGTTTATTTTGCCCGTTTCACAACGACAAGGAATGGCTCCATGTTAAAAATGGTCCGGCAGACGAATGGCAAAAAGTAATAGAAGTTGAAAAAAAACTTCAAACCATGCCGAAATTAAGAAACAAGCCGTTTTTGCATCGCGACCTTAAACCAATTGATCAAGTAGAGTTTTATGACGGATCAGATCAGCTTGATATGTTTGGGAACGAGTGCGAGGGAATGTGCGGGGTTTGAAAAAAAAGCTAGTCACCCGTTAATTAGCGGTTATAGTTGAGTCATGAGCGCGACATTGACCCAATTAGACGATTTTTACGCCGATCTTAAACCCACCAAGGCAGAGCGTAATTTCATTGCAAGCAAAGAGCATGATTTAAAGGTTTATGGTCATTACATCGTGACCATAGAGGAGCTAGAAAAGCTCCAAATTGCAATAGAAGAGGAGGAAAGAGAAATGGCAACCAAGAAAAAACCAATCAAAAAAGTGGCAAAAAAGACCGCTAAAAAAGTCTCCAAAAAGAAGAGCAAATGACCCTAAAGCCCCCGGCAAAAACCGGGGGTTTTCACTTATGGATGAGTCAGAAACAACATTAACACCCGAAAAGGCTTTATGGTGCGCCGTTTTCATCACCTTTTTTGAGGACATGAACCAGTGCCTTGAGCAGCGTCAAAAGGTCAAACAATCAGAAAAAAACCTTTGGGACCTAAAAAATGCCGGCATGGATACCTCGATCATTGTCAGCAAAAAGCAATATCTTTCCATGCTAAACACCAAAATGCGTCGGCTGATATTTGTAGCCCGTCACCAATACATTAAAGATACCTTTGAGATCCTGGGGCTTGACCACGGCAGCTTTTGTCGTCGCCTAATTAGCCAGTATAGAACAGAGGAGCTTATAAAATTAAATTGGTATCAGTTGGAGGAACAGGGATGGAAGCAAAAGACGTAAAAGTGTTGCCAAGCTCGCTAGACCAAGTAATAAAAGAAGCGAAAAAGGAAATGCTCAAAAATGTCATTGGGGCTCTTAAAGAGATCCGCGGCAAATACGACCCAGACTATGACGACATTGCGGAAATTATTGAGCTAAAGTTTAGAGACTATGTTTGATGAAATAAAGCGATTATGTTTTGACGCGGGGTACACCGCCGCCCTGAATGAATGGTTTTGCGAACTAAAGCGGATGAACCTGACCGAGGATGAGGCCAAAGCGGCCACCCTGTTAATCCTATCTAGGCGGTCAAAAGCCTGGGAATCTTTTACTGGGCCCGATCCACAAACCGAGATTGTCAAAACGGGCCGGCGTGAGTTTGCCGTAATTGAGGGCGGCCGCAATGATGAAAATTCAGTATAACAACCTAGTTGAGGCCCTTTACAAGCTAGTGGACGAGGAGCTTGAAATTGACACCGATGAGGGCCGACAGGTGTTTATCGAGTTGTCCCAGGCCCTGTTCCGCGAGTACATGAAAAATAAACAAACTAAATTAGTTGATAAATAGGTAAAATTTACCCGACAATAATGGCATGAGAGTTGCCCTTTTGGCGGTCCTATTGTCTGGGTGTGTTGTAAACAGCAAAATAAGCGTTAGTCAGGGGCTTGGGCCTACACCATCACCCACCCCGCAAGAGGCTAAAAAGATCATAACCCTCATTTGTGACGAGAAATGCACGGATGAGGAAAAAGACCGGCTCAAACAAATTGAGCGCAAACTGAATGAAACCCTCGGCTCAGATTGCTTTGAGGAGTACATTTTGGCGCATGAAAAGCACCTGAAGCACCTTCCCGCGGGCGCCAAGGCAAAAGACGTTATTAAGTCAATGCGCACACCGCAAACCATGTTAGTGAACTATTATTCCGACATGGCTATTTGGGTCCTTGGCTATGAGGTGGGGGGCGAGCCCGTGGTTCACCTTAACCGCCTTGCCGTGACCTGGTACGGGTTTTCGGTGTGTGACCAGGCATCCGTCGCCGCCCATGAGGTTTCTCACGCCAAGGGCTTTATGCACCGAGGAAACGATCCAGAGCTTTTTGATAACAAAAACTCAGCCCCGTACAAAATAAATGACGCGTTTGATAAGGGCCCCATGAAGGGCGGTTGCTGCAAATGAAGGTGTACCTGCACTCAATTGACCTGTACCGCTTTAATGTAGGTAAAGCCGACCAAATTACTTTTTTTAGAAAGCGTCCAATTTGTGACGATGCTACTTGTAAAATTATCCGGCTTGAATTGCACATTAGGGCAATGGAAAATAAAAAGCGTGAAGATCCCAAGCAAAATACGGCTGAAAAAGGGCGTAGAATATCAAATCGTGCGCCAGGATCTAATAGACGATGATCCCTCATGCCTGGGCATTTGCAACGGGCTGACCAAAACCATCATCATCAAAACAGGATTGTCAGACCGCCTCACGCTCGAAACGCTAATTCATGAGCTCTTACACGCGATCTGTTTTGAGTTTGAGGTAAAGATTCCGCACAAGCTAATTTACGCGTTAGAGGCCCCAATCATTAAAATACTTAAACTAAATGGATGGATATAGTTGCAAACTAGGCAAAATCTGCCACCCTTTAGGTAATGCGTGACGATAAGCAAGAGGCGTTAAACATTCTCCGCGAGCTTGCCATGGAGCTAGGCCGCACCCCGTCCTTGACGGAATTTTTCCAAAAATCCGGTAGGACTAAACATTGGATTACTAAACATTTTGGCGGCTTTAGCCCCATGCTTTTGTCCATCGGTATTCAGCCAATGTTAAACGCCAAAAAAATTGATAACACCATTTTCCAGGTCGCAAATTTACCGCAATTTCTTGAGGACGCTCCTAAAATTTTGCCAAAGGATAAAGGACCTGCAAAAAAGATTGCCGTCATATCAGATATACATTGGCCGTTTCACTCGCAACGGGTGGTTGATGCCTTTCTTGAGTTCATTAAAATCCACCAACCTGAATACGTTTTTATCAACGGGGATGCCTGGGATATGTATTCCCACGGCAAATTTCCGCGGTCCCATAACATTTTCACACCCCGCGAGGAGCGCGACCTAGCTCGAAAGCATAACGAGGAGTTTTGGGTCGAGGTAAAAAAGCGTTGCCCGGATGCCAAGTGCGTTCAAATGTTAGGCAACCATGAGGTTCGACCACTGAAGCGCATCCTTGAGGAGTACCCCGCGGCAGAGGATTGGCTGAAAAAAGCCTTGCAAGACGAGTTTACGTTTGAAGGGGTCGAAACCATTTTTGACACCCGCCAGGAATACATTATCGGCAATATAGCCATTTTTCACGGGTACCGGTCAAAGCTCGGAGATCATCGGGATTATACCCAATACAATTGCATTGTTGGTCACACCCACCGCGGAGGAACAGTATTTAAAAACATTAGAAATGAAATCCTTTGGGAGCTTAACAGCGGTCTAGCCGGCGACCCATTGCAAAAGGGTCTTACTTATACCCCTCAACGCATCAATGAATGGACCCAAGGATTTGCCTATGTGGACGAACATGGACCCCGTTTTATCCCCGCTTGAGGCCCTATTGCTCGGGCTTGCCGTAGGCGTTATTTGCTTTGTGATTTTAGATATATTTGACGATTTTGACGCTCAATAAGGCGGTCTAGTTTGTTTTCGATCCGGTCTAGACGCTCAACCACGCTTTCTTTCACGTTTTCTTTGGTGGCAAACGTATTAAATGAAAACGTAATGACCCCGCCTACTGTTAAAATAATTGTAAAAACTAGCTGCACCCATTGGATTTGAATTTTGCTCATGGGTCACGCCTCTTTGCTACAAACCCAATATCAATTAGGTGTTTCCGCACCTGGGAATCGGTCAAATCATATTCATCCACCTTGTCCCGGTAACAGGTAAACGCCCCAAAAGCTCCGCAGTCGTATGGCTCCTTGTAATGGTAAAACAGGCTAGGCTTTTCCATGGCTATCCTTAGCACTCGATCCTTGAGCGGCGGCACGATATATTGAAATGATCCCATCGAGGCGCATCCGTATAGAGTGAAGCCTAGCATCGTCAATTTCATTATATGGTTTTGCCAATTCTTGCTCATAGTCCTGTTTTAAGCTGACCATTTCAGAGGCAATCCGCACTTGGCTTTCTCGGTCCAAAAACCTAAGCCCAATTACAATTGCCTCTAAAACTGTATCAATCACCCTTAATCCTTTGTGGAAGCACCCGATCAAGCATGGCCCCGAAAGTGCTGCAAATTTCACCGATCTTTTTAAGCGCATCGGCCAACACATAAGCAAATGACAACGGCTTTTTGGTGGGCAATAGGCGCATCCCAAGCTCAAGCGCAAGACCCAAGCCGGCAGACGCGGGGACGACATGGTTGTTTACAACCTCAAGGTAATGATTCAAAAGTTCCATGATTAGCTCCTATCTCAATGGTACGGCTCGGGCACAATCGGTCAAGGGATAAAAAATCGCTTTCCGCTCTTAGGTGCCATGATCTGAAAATGCACCCATCCCTTAGTGTAGTCGGGGTGCTCACACCAAACACCAATCCGGCGCAATATATCCTCGTTTGCTAGGCACCATTGCGCAAGCTCTCCATCGGGATCATAAATGTCACACGCAGCACCGGCTAGGTGTTTAGAGTGAATGGCGCGGCTTTTACCTTGAGCAATGAGCTCGGCCTGTTTCTCGTCGGATCTGAGCCCAGAGGTCACAATCATGGGCTTTCCCCAGGCTTGTCTAATGTCATTTATGCGCTCAAACAGGATCTCAAAGTTTTTTGCTACCGCAGGACCCATTTCATAACCTTTAGGATTCAATTCTCTTTTTGTAATCATAACCTATCCTTTGTATTTGGCGTACTTATAGAAACCACGGCCATGTAATTGCACGGGCCGAAACCCGAGGGCTGCCATGCGTTCGGTTACTGTTCGCCTAAGCTGATAAGAGTCCTTGAGCCCCAACCGCTCGCGGATCAACGCTTGGACCTCGCCGCGCCTCACATGGACATGACAATTTATTACTTGATCGAAAGAGTCTAAAATGATCTTATCGACCAATTTGTTGATGACCTCACGCTTGGCAAGCTCTAGTGCCAACGCTTCAGTCATAAGCCTTGCATTTTGCGTTTCAGGTGTTCGGCAAACCCGTATCCTTGCGGCTTGTCCTCTTTTTCGGGCTCGCCGGAGGTGTCCAGAGTTTCATCCAGGTCCATTTCAGCAATCTCACCCATAATTCCACCCATGGCGGCCTTAACGCGCTCAGGGAGGTCCTCAAACTCGGTCATGCGGTCATATTTGGCGACAGTTTTTTTGGGAATTTCACCTTTGGATTCGAGGTAATGAAACAAACGGGCTTGGGCGGCAGACTTATAGGGCATAGATCCTCCAAATAAAAAGGGGCAGGGACCAACGGCCCCCACCCCCCAAATTACGCTTAAATGCGTTCTAAGTCAAAATTAGACCGCGTAGGACACAAACACAAGGTCACCGACTTCAACGGATTGGTCGCCGCCCGGGCTGACCAGGTCATTGATCCAAGTCAAGCGGGTCTTTCCACCCACCACCGATATACTGAAATCAAGACCAGGGACAAGCATCAAGCGGTCCAAAGACACGCACATAACGCCATTTTCCTTGGCCTCAAAATCAAGGTCGATGTACTGAAGGTCGGATCCGCTGTTTAAAGTAATGGTCTTATACTTGAAAGACGGCCCCGAGGGAGCGGTTTCAAGCGCAGACACCCGGCCATCCAAAGCCGAGTCAGCGGCTTGACGAGCAGCCGTTTCAACGGCAATCGCAGCGTCACGCGCTACGGCCTCATCACCTACCTTGCTATCGGCATACGCTTTGGCCTCAACAAGTTTGGCAGCGTCGGCCGATTCGAGGTCGGATTTTACCGCGTCAAGCTGACCTTTGTTGACCGCATCACCGGAATCAACGCCAGAAGCCAGGTTGGTGATTTTCTTGCTCGAAGCGTCGATTTCACGACCATCAAGCTTGATTTTACCACGAACACCGGTACCCGATGCAGCAGCAGTTAAAAGGCTAATGTCACCGCCGTTGACGTTTGGTTTCAACCCATACCCATCGGCCTCAATGTGTACGGCGTATCCAGTAGATGACCCGGCCGCATCATAAGAGCTATCAACCGAGGTCAAATAAAGTTCAGTTCCAGACGACGCGTGAACATACGCGAAGTTGTACATAAACTGTTTGCCCCAATCACCCATGTTATGAGCATTGGTAGCAAGCGGCTTAATCATTTGCGTTTCAAGGTCATGATTGATGCGAGGATTAAACGCTACAATCTGACCACCATTCAACCGCTGAGAGCTCGATTTGCCCTGGGACACCAAATCACAATCGGCATAAGAGCTAGGCCCGTCAACAATGAGGTTTTCTGAGGTGAATGACCTAAAAAAACCCGAACAGCGGCGCGCAAAATCATTGGCGGTAGTGTTAAGGCGCATTGTTCCAGAACAATATCCACCGCTTGCCCCGAGAATAGTAGCCATTCCACCATTAGGGTGCTGATTGAGCGTAATATTGTTGTAGCAGGTATTATTGCTAAACACCCCTACATTGACCCCGCTGACAGTCATTGCGCCAAAAATCACGCAAGAGTCAAATTGAGCTTGGGCAATAGCATTGTCATACCCGTTTAAGCTCAAGGTTGAAGCAAAAACAACCTCATTCATGTAGAGCTTACCGGCGCGAGATTTTGCCGCGTTCCAATCAAGGGTGGCTGCGCTCAAAAGCGTAACCATCGAAAAGCCGGACCGATCATCCGATCCAGAGTTGTTTTGAGTCCATGCGCCCATAGAAACCGCACCGGTAATGCGCACGGCTTCTTTTTGCTCACCGATCACAAAAACGTTAGACGGCAACGCTACCGCTGTTTCGGTATATGCTCCTGCGGCAACCCGAACAACGTACCGCTTGCTTGGGCTAGCGTCCGTAATCATGGAGAAAGCCTTGGCAATTGTCAAAAACGGCTTATGCTGACCGCCGGTGCCAGTTGTGTCATTACCATTTTTTGACACATAAATGGTTTGAGCAACCGAAAGATTTTCAAGTGCTTCAATCCGAGCAAGGTTAGCAGCATCACCTGCAATCCGAGCATTTGCTTCAATCGTATCCTTGCTATCTGCGTATGCTTTTGCGTCCACCAAAGCCTGAGCCTCGGCAGCAGTAGCGCGGGAGATTTCATTGGCAAGGCCAGCTTGAACCGCGCCAATCTGACCGCTTAGAGTTCCGGCAAGGTTCGCGTCATTACCGAGCGCGTCGGCAATTTCCTTCAGGGTGTCAAGAACGCCAGGAGCTCCGTTGACAAGCGCAGACACCTTTTGATCGGCATAGAGCTTGGCAGCGTCAAGGGTTTGGCCGTCTTGAGTGTTGACGTATGAAATGCTTGCCTTGCCCGGCAGAGCAGACTCAATTGAGTCAATACGACCTGACAAAACCAAATCGGCTGCGCCACGGGCTGCGATTTCAGCGGTCAAATCGGCAATGGCTTGATCGAGGTCGGCTTTATTGGCCGGACGGATCCCAAGCACAAGGGCCTGATCCTGGGCGTTTAGCTTCAGGATTTCAATTTGATTCCCTTGGGAGTCGATTGCGATAAGTGCGCCATTCGCGGCAATCTTAAACTTGCTAGAGTCAATTCCCTGAAGGAATTTCTGGTTAATGAGTTGAGACATTAGTACCCCTTATGGTTTTTATTAGTAGTAAATGTAAAAGGACTCCCCGGGTTCTAAAAACCCATCAAGTCCTTTGCCGTTCCATGAGATAACATTGCCAGAAATCTCGTAGTCAATTCCAAGCCTTTGTTTGGCAAAATTATTAAGCAACAAAATTGCGGTATTAGCGGGTGAAAACGGCAGAGTCACTTGCCTTGCGGCAACAATGGCAGGGGTGATTTGAACAATCTCAATCTTTACTCGGACCCTATCACCACCCGCGCCACCGCCGACCCTGAGATAATTAGCCATTAGCCGATCCCCTTGGCGCAAGGAATGAGGATGATGGAACCAGAGCCAGAGGTTACGTTCATGACAAAACGGCAATAAGCGGTAGCAATACCTACCACTTCAACCAGGTAGTTTTGACCCCCAGACACCGCTAAGTCAGCGTCCTCACGTTTTACAAACGGCGCGCTTTTGTCATTGGACACCCAAAGCTCAAGGGTGCCGGCTAGGCTTCCCGAGATCAACGCCTGATAGCTGACATTAGTAAAGGCATCAATATCAAGGGTCCCGATTTGTGTTGTCGAGCTAATCGGACCTGTTTCAAATCGGGTGATAAGTGCCGCCATGTCATTACCTCACAATTTTGGCGCGGGCCTCGGCTCGCTTTGCTTTTACGTCAACGGGGCATGGTACGCCGGCATCCACCTCGCGAATAATCATCCAGTCGGTTTCGTCTAGGTATGCAAGGGCCTCAGCGTTGTCCTTATCCTGTTGGACTTTGGCAGAAATATCCTCAATTTCAACCGAATACTCGGCGCGGAGCTTTACTTCTTTATGCGTCCGAGCGGGGATCGCCTCGCTGTAAACGGCTGGAGTTTCTGGAATCTCAGCCTGCACGATATTCCCAGCCTCGTCCATCACGGCAGGGCTTCCGGGGATCGCTTCAGAGATCAGGACAGCCTCAACCGCTGGCATATCCTCGACGATGCGCTCTTCGAGAACGTCGGCCTCGTCGTAGCCTTCAGCCATCGGCTCGTCCTTGTGCAGAACCCAACGCTCTGGCTTGCCCCATGACCCATCGGAGAGAATCAATGCAAGACCCAATTCGGCATCGTCTTGCTGGCTTTCCATATATTGACCAGTTTTAGATGTAATTTTGATGAGTTTCATTTTTAGTTCCCCACTCTTACAATTTCAAATCGGGTGCTTAATTCACCGGGCTGGACATTCACCGCTCCAGTTGTGTAGTGATACAGCTCAATATAGTCACCAGCATTTGCAGTAAAAACATCGGAGCCACCATATCTATCAAAGTTTGTTCCCACAACATAAGTTCCAACAAAAAACACACCACCGCCATTGATGGAATATCCCGTTAGCTGACCGATGCTTGTTCCACCGCTTCCCTGCACTTGAGTAATAATCATGTACTTGCCTGAAACCGGAATCCGGTATCGGGAATTTGCAGAATCCCAAGCTGCGTGTGAGTCAAAAACAGTCGTGTATCCAACAAGTTTTGTTTGAGAGGAAAAAGACTGTACTGCGGTTTTATAGAAACGTCCACTCACGCTCTCACTGGCCGCTATCACAGACGGGCCGGAGAGTCTAAAAATTGAAATAGCGCCACCAGAAACAGTTGTTCCGTTAGATCCACCGATTCTAAGAGAAATCAAATCTCCTGCTTTAATGTTTGGCAAGTATTGAGTACCAGATCCAGCTTGGTTGGCCGTGGCCTGATAGCTTCCGTAACCACTCACCGGGCTACCATTAACAAACATATAACCAAAGCCGTTTGTTGTATTGGCGATGGTCGTAAACATGGCAATGTAATCGCCAGAAACGGGCGCCACATATTGACTTCCGTTCCACGCTGCGTGAGTGTCTCTGACGGCGGTGGCGGTAATGTTGGTGGTGTTTGCGGTATAAGCAACAACACCAATGCTTCCGTTAAACCCCACCACCCGAGTGTCGGTGTCGTTCGACATCTGCACCGAGGAGGACCAGCCTTGGATGGGGTGGCTAAATCTAAGTGTAATTGTGTCGCCAGATCCGGCGGTCAATGGGTTGCCCGGTGCGGCGGTAGATGCAGAAGTCAGCCAAGTAGCATTAACTAAACCAAGCCTTATTCCAACAATAGAAGGCCCACTAACATAAATGTTATACGGCCCATAGTTTTGAGTTCCTGCGTCAACAATTGTTGCGCTTCCAATAGATCCTTCTGAGTAGTTAATTGCTACTTTTGTGGTATCAAAAGAAAGCCCACTTGGAATTGACCAAAACCATGTTCCGCTACCGGAATTTGATGTGCTTCCAAATGTTAGCCCAATATCGCACTCGATCGAATCTCCAACCCTGCGCCACCTTCCGGCCAGCGTTCCGTTTCCAACGCTGGGTTGAGTTCCAGAGCTTGACCATGTCGGAGTATAGCTAACCCAATCCGTCACTACAGGGCCGATGGGAGCGGTTTGAGGCCCAACAAAAAAGTCATCAAATGCCAACGTAATGGCACCGGAGGTTGCGTTAGCATTGTAAATGACAAGCCGGATTTGAGAGGTATTAGAATTGGTTTGAAATGTACCAGACGCAATCCCAACGCCAGAGTTTTGGGTCATGCTAAAATTTCCGGCTACACCAATCCAGGCAGAGTTAGTCACGTCCCAAATTGCTACGCCAAAGCTGTTTGAGCTTGTGCCAGAAAAGTTGCCGCTGGATGCCCCGGACACAACGCTATAATAAAATTTGAACGTCAACACCTTGGCTTGGTCGGCGGCATCAATCGTCAGCGCTTCGGTAGCAAGCATATTGCCGGCGGTAGTGGCTGCGCTTGAAACATACCGAAGCGAAACGTTGTCCCGAATCGGGCTCACGTTGCTTGTGGCAATGCTCAGGTTTCCGCTCGCGCCAGATCCAAACGCCGGCGTTCCGGTCGGAATGGCATTGGTCAACGTCCCGGTTGTGCCAAGCGACCATCCGGTTGTGACGTTTTGCTCAAACTCGGCGTATTTGACGTAATTTATTGGCCCGTCGTTTTGGTTCAGCGATCCATCACTATTGAGGATGCCCTTATTTGTTAATAGCTTTGTGTAACGACCGCTGAAAATTGTTGGCGAGCCCATGATTGCTTTCTCCTAATAAGTAGGTTTTACCCTAGTAGCCCCTGGGGAGCTAGTTAAACATAGAAATTGATACAAATTTCACCGACGTTAGCGGTAGCACTAACCGCTCTAATTGAAATACGAGACGACGCGGCAATTCTAATTGGAATCCTCCCATTGCCGCCTGGGAAAATCAAAAATTGATCCACCTCGGAGCCCGCTCCCCCGATTGCAAATTTTAAGGTTTGACCGCTTGAATCAAAAATTTCAATCCCAGTGTATAGGGCTGCGGTTGATGCAATAAGTTGTGTATAGGCGGCGGTTGTCACGGCCGTTGAGGTATAATCGTTTCGTACAAACTCGCCCTTCAAATAAAGCTGATAAGTTGGAAAAGCCGGCTGATCGCTTGCTACTGTAACAGACAAGCTGTTAGCCATTGTAACGCGCCCGAGAGCCGCGGGGAGCTTCCCAGACATGGCGGCCAGGGTAGTTTCCGTTGCCGCGTTGGTGGGCAGAGGCAAGGATGCCGCGCTAACAGGCTGAGTGGCAGGGAAGTTGGAAACGCTTACCGACCCCGATACACTAACAGAGCCCGACACCGGCTGAGTGGCCGGAAAATTAGAAACGCTGACCGAGCCAGATACGGGTTGAGTGGCAGGAAAATTAGAAACGCTGACAGATCCAGACACCGGTTGGGTGGCAGGAAAGTTGGACACGCTAACAGACGATCCGCTCACGTCCGCAACCAGTGCGCCGCTTGGATTTACCTTAACGTCGACATATCCACCGCCACCGCCAGTTGTAAGGCCATGAATAACAGTGTTGGTTACGATAGCGTAATCTGCACCGACCAATCCCGTTGAAATTTGCTTCACGGCCACATTATTGGTGCCGTCTGTAATTTTAGTGCGCTGAGTGCCGTTTGTTTGGGCTGCGCTTGTAGCCGCTCCGCTTGGAAGAGGCAAAGACGCCGCGCTAATTGGCATTGGATTAGCCAATTTACCATCAATCGACGCCAAGGATGCGGCAGACGCCGTGGTAGCGGCATCAATAGCGATGATGCCGTTGCTGATATATCCAACCTCGGTATAAATGTTTGCTGAGGTTGTTTCAGTGGCGGCACCGGTTGGGAGTGGCAGAGAGGCTGCGCTGATTGGCTGAGTGACCGCTGACCCGTCCACCTTAACCGCGGTAGAGTTTCCACCTTGAATCGGCATCGGGTTTGCAAGTTTGCCGTCAATCGAGGCCAGAGACGCATTACCTACGTCCTGTTTTGCCGCGGTCGCAGCACCGGACGGCAATGCAGAACTGACAATATCGACCTGAAGCTCCCCGCCTACATCGGTTTTAAGGGGCCTTAAATTAGTGCCGTCTGAGCCAGCTACCGCGGTTGAACTAAGCGGGATAGGCTGACCATTTAGGGATACGGAAGGATTGGAACCGGCTGACGGGTAACGACGATAAGACATTAGATTGATTTCCCTTCAATAAATACGTTGAGCGTTCCGGCATCACCGGGGCTTGCTACATATCTCACTCTAATATGGGAGAAGCTCATGTTGTTCATATCGACAAGGATTTGCCCGTCTGGGTCATTGGCAAACATACCAGGCAGGATTTCAAGGGATTGCCAATTTACGTTGTCCAAACTCGCGTCAATAAAGAATTGACCAGAGGCCACCGCTCCTGCAAACAAAAGCTGCACCCCGATATTGTCGAGATATTGCACATTCACCGATGGAGAGGTGAGGTTTGCAGACATATTGCCTGCGTCAATCGCCTTGTAATTTTGCAGGACATTTTTACGCCAAGACATATAAGCTCCTTGTTTCTTTCCTAGATTAAATGAATAAATTGCGCTTGTTTAGGATAATTTCCGGTTAGCGGCCTGGGCCACCTCGGTCATGCTCCGGTGTGCTAATGTTACGTTGCTCATCCCACTTTGGGACAGTTTGGCTTGCCCCGCAAGTAGGTTTTTAGATTGTTGTGCCCCTGGGCTCGCCAATGACGCTTGGTTAGACATGAGGTGATCCTGTTTCAGCCCGTTGAACATATCCTCACCAAGCAAAAGGGACAGGCCCATTTTCTTTTGGAGCGGCATTTGCTTTAAGGAGTTGTGCTTTTTGCCCATTTCCTCAATTACCTTGCCGTGGATCTCATCCATAAAGGTAGGAAGCACCGCCCGGACGGCTTCAACCGCCTCGGGAGTCAGCGTACCACGTTGAGCTTGTACCAAAATTGATACAGGGTTAGACAATGCCTGATAATAACGCTCAAACTTGGCAATTTCAGCTTTTGACGGCTGATAGGGCTCGGAAAGCGGCTGAGAGGGGGGTGCAGACGGGATTTTAGTAGCCAAAAAGCCGACAGCCCGACCCATAGACATTGCAACGCTGTTAGCCGTGCCAGGGGCAGCGTCATGGAGGTCCTTAATCCTCTCACCCACGCTATCCATAAATGCCACGGGGTCCGAATTGTATTGCTGAATCATGGAAATGGCTTTTTTGTGTTCCTCGGGCTTGATCTCATGGGCTTTCACCCCCTCGATCATGACCACTTCTTTAGACCCGTTAAACAGGCCCTTAACGCCCTTTTGGATTTTAGTTGTAATGTCCTGGGCTCGCTTCTCAAGGTTGTAGAGCTTGGTCATGTTATGGGCGGTTTGCATATCGCCGGTTGAAACAGACCAGTCAATCAGGCGTTTCATGGTGTAATCGCGGGCGTTGGCCGTGGCAAACTCGGTCACACCGCTGAAAGCACCAAAAAAGGCATTGGTGTATCCGGTTTCAGACGGGTTGAATTTCTCGGGGAAGCTCGACAGGTATTTGTGGACCTTTTCAATTTTAGACATTTGGTCCCGGGCAAAAAGCATATCCCTAATCTCAGGTTGGAGCTTTTGGTAATTGCGGTAAAACTTTTTGGGATCAAACACGCCCTTAGCGTTTAGGGAATCGGCATGGAGCTCGTCTAAGCGGTATTGGCGAGCCTTGCGAAATACATCGGGAAAGTTTTTCTCAACAAACTGAGCAAACTCGATTTTAGATTCCCGAAAGATCCGCTTGGCAAGCAGTTGCGGATCCATTTCATCAATAAACCGGATAATATCATTTGCGCTATAAATGCGCCCCTTGCCCAGGCCCTCGGCAAGCTCGGATGCCCGCCCCATATATGCCTTAAACTCTTTATTGGCAATTTTGGCGGCCGCGGCAATTGTCTTATATTGCTCCTCAAACAGGGGAAGCTCTCGCGCCTCGCGGAGGATAATGTCATCCTCTATGTTTTTGAGAGTCGAGGTCACAATCCCGTACACCCTAC